ATAAGATAGAGCCGCGCCATTGTTCGAGTTCGAATTGGACGCCGTATTGTTCAGATTAGCGTAGAAAGGACCGACCAAAAGGGCATAGTTCCAGGGGCCGCCGACATACGCGCTGGGCGCAGTGTATACCCCTAATATTTAATTGTTTTCGTTTACCCGGCGAACCTAAGGTTCTCCCGTCCTCTCCTCGCTGCTTACGCAGCAGCAAGCGGTTTACAAGAGAGAGCCGCGCCAATGGCCGAGTACGAAAGGGACGCCGTAGTGCCCAGATTAGCGTAGAAAGGACCGACCAAAAGGGCATAGTTCCAGGGGCCGCCGACAGACGCGTAATTGACCTGGCTGTTATTGTACCACATGCCGTCAGCCTCATAAGTGCTGCTGGAACCACTTGCATTAACAGGCAGCCGTCCGAATGCTTCCGTCTTCATGCTGCTGATGTAGCCACCGGAAGAACCAGCCGGGGTAGCATTTGCGATCATCTTATAACCGTTTCCGTCTGTGTTGTAGTCGGTTACAGTAGAACCATCGTGAGTACCACGAGTAAGCTTGACCTTCTGCGTTCCATTGGCATTGATCCAGCCAGCAGTACGACGCCATAGGTTACCCCAGACATTCTCCATACCGAAGACCTTCACGCCGGAAGTTTGGTCATTGGAACCCCAGAACATACCCTTGGTATTCATCGTACCGGAGGCAATAGCATTGCTATTGGAACTCTTGCACCGTCCGTAGCCAAATGCAGTCTGGCACTCGGTAGAACGAGCCATCATAACCAACAGATCCTGGAGCAACAGTCTGTCAGCCAGCACCTCGGTATACCAGTCATTGCCGTTTGCCTTTGCATAGGCGATTTCGTTAGCCGCCGTGGTGTTTACGCTGTTAGCTGCACCGCTGATAGAACGCAGCTTACCGGAAACCAGAGAACCGAAATAGATGGGGGTATAGAAATGATCAATCTGGTTGTTATTGCGGTCATAGTTACACCAGCAATCCCAAGTATCGTCCTGAGGAGTATCGGAGCAGCGGAAATGGTAAACACCATTCGATTCCCAACGCTTTGTATAGATCTTCGGCCATTCCATCATGGCGTTGCCGCCGAAAGAAGTATCCGTAACCTTGGATGTGGTGCCGTCGACCTTCTTGGTATAGTCGTTAGGATTGAGATAGTGATCTACAACACCTGCGTAAGTTAGCATACAGGGGCGCGGCATAAACTTTTCGCCCGGATCAAACGCCCAACCACCATAGTTGAACTTACCAGTGCTGAAATTCATAGCCGCCGGAGTAAACGCTGCATTATCCACATCAGAAGGATAAGTTACTCGTCCTGTGGGGCTGGAAGTCGCTTTCACCAGATCGTAACCGAACAGATAATCTCTCTTCTTCGGGGTAACACTGGTTCTATTTGCCTCGCTGCGATTATAGGCACCGGTACTGGTGTAAGGAAATGCAGAATAGTAATACACCACTCCGACTGTCACATTGGTATCCATATAAGTGCCATTGGCAGTGATGTTCTTGAACAGTTCACCCTCAGTCTCACTGGTAGGATAACCAGTCATGCTCCTACGGATGACTGCACCGGCAACGCCACTCGGCAACTTTGCCGTGATTTCAACCTTGACGGTGTCAGACGCAGAAACATACACCGACTTAGCGGAAAATTCCTGCATCGGCTCCGGTTCATTGACTACTACACGGTTAGCCTTATTCCGGTTATATACACCCTGTGTGGTATAAGGGAATGCTGCATAATAGTAAGTTCCGGTGGGGGAAGCGCCACTATCCGCAAAGACAGTAGACGCCTTGATGTTGGCGACCAGATCGCCGTCAAATTCATCCTTCGGATAATCAGTCGTTTTCCTCCGGATAATCGCACCTTCTACGGTGCAGAGTGTCTGGTTATTCACGACTGTGTCATTGGGAAGTGTAGCCGTAACTTTCACAACGCCACTCTCAACAGCCACACTGAACACCAGCATATTAGACGGCTCAATGCCGCCGAAGAAGTGTCGGTTTTTACCGAAAATCAGATCTTCTTCTGCCATTTTGATTGTTCTCCTTTCGCTTTAAGAATAAGTTACAACAGTGCTGATAAGCTTGCCATCGGAGTCAAAAGTCTTGACGGCTCTCGCCACTTCTGCCCCCGCTGCACTTTCCAGCACATTTGTCATGGTCAGGAATCCGTCAGAAAAAGTCTTCGTCAGGGTTCTACCATCGCTCGCAGTCGAAGTGATAACAGTACCATCATCTGAAAATTCCTTGGTTCCATCTTCAAAGCCAACCAGTAAAATCCGCTTGACCTCTTCCTTGTCGATCTCAAGTTGCAGATTACCGGCGACATCGCCGCTGAGCTGATCTTTCATCTGGTTATACCAGGCAAGAAAATCAGCCTGTTCAGATGCGATCCACTGGTCAAGAACGGTCTGCTCCTGTTGGAGGTCCGCTTTCATTTTATTGAACCAAGCCGTGAAATCGCTTTCCTCCCGAGCAATCCAGTCATCGACTTCCTGAGATCGTGCATCAGTAAACCGATCAAGCTCATCCTGCCATTTGCCAAGCAACTCGTCCAGACTGATCGTCTGAAGAATGCCAGTTACAAATGGAGTAGACTCTGTGCCAACCATAGGGGTAATGTCAGCTTGGTTAATGACCGCAGTGCCGTACTTTCTGTAAATATAACAGAGAGGGTACTGATGGACATTTCCCTCGTTCGTCAAAGTCGGTCTCGACGGTGCGCTGGACGGATTACCCTTGACAAATTTGATGGTGTTCTCACGAACCGATTCCATTCCGTTTACTTCCAGAACCACGGCATCAATACGATCAAGAAGCACCTCTGCTTCCGGGGCAGTCATCGGCAGGATACTATCATTGACTGTCCATGTGCGGTCGAACCAGGCTTTGCCGACACCAACATTCACGGTAAGACCGCCTGCCGCCTTCACAGCAAAAGCGGTTCCGATAGAAGCAAATACACCATCTATGATGAGTCCGTCAAAGATAGCCGACATCTGTGCAGCATTGTATTTGCGGTCGCCGTTAAGTGAATTGAAAAATCCGCTTGATACGCTCATTCAGTTTCTCCCTCCTTACTTTGAAATAGTTTTGAAGGTCGGATAAATCGATAATCCTTCCTCACTGTTTGAGATGACCAGCTCTGAAATGTAAGCCGATCCCTCATTGCCATATTCATTGGCGATTTGAACGATGTCTCCGATAAAGAAGTCTTCGCCGTACTTGAACAGGCGAGTGACTTCAACCTCTCCTTCGAATGCAGTGGTTACAATATGGTCGGCCAGGTTCTTCAAGCCCTTTGTCTGAAGCTGTGCCATGTATTCCGCATCAGAAAGTGTTCCATCCTCAGTATCGGATGAGATGTCACGAGCATCTGTGAAAAGCTCACGCCGGTCAAGTCCGGAGGCTGAGCCAACGATAACAGTTCGCCTTGACGCTCCTTCACCTTCTCCTGCGACCAGAGTCACATTTCGAAAACTCGCTCTGGATGAATAATAGTTGCTGTTGATGATGTTCTCAAAGTTTGGAGAGAAAACAACATACGGATTTTCTGTCTGCTCATAAGAACGATCAACGCCGGCATACAGACTGAATGCAAACTTGTTTTCATCTGTCAGTACGATCTTGAACCCTATATTGTTTTCCTCACAAAGTCCTTTTACGACATCGTACAGGCAGTCACCTGTGTATTGGTTGTCGATTTTCAGACTTGTGATTTTAGGGTCAGTAGAAGGCACGAACACAAAGTTAGAAATCTTTCGATCGGCAATAGACGGTGAAATGATGCACTCATTCAACATCGTCTGGATGCCATTTTGAAGATTTCCATTAAAGATTCGCTGTCCCCAGATGATGCGGCGTTCAAGAATAGACTCCAACGATCTGCCTGTGACAATAAGATGATTTCCTTCTTCTGTGTCGGCATTGATCTTGATGTCCTCGATAATCATACAGTGCTCCGAATCCTTCAGCCACAGATAGTAATCCTCTTTCAAATACTGCAAGAGTTGTGTATCCATAGCGAAGAATATCTCGAAATCTCCATACGAATTATACCGGTCAGTCCATATCATGGATTCATAAGTATCTATGACGGCTACGGACTCGAAATCGGTGTTTAAGACCAAAAGCTCCATAGTTATACCCCCTCATAGATGACTTTGTTTTCGATCCTGAACTGAAGATTCGTAACACCGCTGTCAGCAGTAAAGGCAAAAATGTTATCGCCCTTTGCCAGCGTGAACCAGTCGGTGTTCTTATCCAGACAGTTCAGAATATTGTAAGAAACGCCTTCACGAATCAAGGTAATGCTCTTATCGCCCTTTGAGGTGTTAATGACAATATCGTCACTTGCAACAACGCCCTTTCCCGTGAGCTTTTGGAGCTTCACGGTATCGATCTTCATGACTTCTCTGGTTTCCGTATTGTAGATATTGATGTTACTTGCCGGTCCGATTGCATGGATATAGATCGTTACGCCAATTTCAGCATCGCCATAGTAAGTGATGACTCCCTCCGTCTTGATTTGGATTTCGCCAAATACAAGCAGCGGTTCCGTCAGAGACTCATTCGAGAACGGAAACTCGAACATCGGGTCAATACTGTAGAAATCCGTTACATTGTTTCCATCCTCACCGGCTGAATAGAAGAACGGGTCAGGGCAAATGATCGAGATTGATGTTCCTTCCTGTGAGCTGAAAATATTTGGTTCGTTCGATTCCACATAACCGTTTGTTCGTACATATCGGTTATCGGTTTCAATAATGATCTCAACATTTTTCTTTGCCGGAAAGTATTTGTAGGATTTCTGTCGCACATCCTCAATGGTTTCTCCGTAAACTGTATCAACAAATACAATCTGGAAAACAATGTTCCGCTGACTCAATCTTGCGGAGTTAAACATAGAGCCATCATTAGTGACGACTTCCGTCGTGTTGACAGTTGCTTTGACCGGACCTAAGCCGGTTACAGACTTGATGAGGAAGCCCGAAACCTCAGGCTCCCTCAAGTCAAGTTTGATCCTATCACCTAAGTAATTGGTGATAGCAAATGAGTGAATCATGTTTCCACCAATCCTTTCAACGCCGAGAACTGGTTCTTCGTCTGACGATAAATGTCAATCCTCGACAGTGCCTTAGGCGAATAGTTGTTTTGTGTGAAATTGTAGTTGTTTCCAGAGGCAGGTGTAGTACCGCCATTTTGAACGACACTTGCACCATCACGCTCCATACCTGCACTGATCTTCATTGCCTGATTTCGACTCAGAAGTGCCGATAGTCTACCAGCACCCTCCGTTACATCAGACAGATCAAGCAGCGGTCGAATCGTCGGTTGAGAGTCAATTCCGTTTTCGATGAAATCACCAATCTTAGAAACTGCGTTGCGGAGTCCTTCCTTAGCCGACTTTGCAACAGATGCACCGGCATCGTAAGACTTATCGGTGTAGTCGATCAAAGAATTGACAAATCCCATACCAAAGAATCCGCCAATTCGATAGCCAACTTTAGATGGTGAGTTGATGTCGAGCTCAGCTTCCGCAGCCTGTGCAGCAGCTCTTGCCATTGCTCTGGCTCGTGCTTCTGCGTACCAGGTATACTCGTCAATACCCTTAGCAAAACCCTCGACAAGATATTTACCAGCATTGTAGAAGTCAGTATACTTATTTCGGATTGCTGTCAGACAACTGTTAATGATCTGAACAAAGGCGTCTTTCGCAAGCTGGTTCTTTGTTCGGATGCCAGCAATGAGGTTTGTCATCGTAGTCTGTCCAACGGTGTTAAACTCGTAGAACTTATTTCGGATTGCTGTCAGACAACCGGATACAATAGTGACAAATGCCGACCGGGCAGATGCGTCGCCGGTACGAATACCAGAGATAAAGTTGGTCATCATCGTCTGCCCCATAACTGTGAACTGACTGTACTTGCTTGTAAAAGTAGTGACAATACCGTTAATCATGGTGGTGAAAGTGCTTGCCAAATTTCCTTGCTGTGCTTTGGCGGCGTTGATAAATGTAGTGACCATTGTGTTTGCGGCTGTGCTTACACGGGAATTAGCATTTGTAAAGGCATTGATAAAGCCATCGATACCTGCATTACCCAAATTCGTAAGATTCTGAGCAAAGGTGGACATTCCACTTGTATCAACGTTCTTAATGCCGTTTGCCAAATCCACAAGATTTCTGAACTCAACAACCACACCACTTAACTTAGCCACATCTACTCCGCTGACACTGTTGTAGTACGCAGCAAATGACTGACCGAAAGATACCAGCTGCTCACCGAAGCTTGCAATATCGTTATCGCCCGTAAACCAGGATACGATACCGCCGCTATTCGGCAAATTGTTTGAAAGCTCGACCAGAGCTTTAGCTGCATTTGCAGAGTTTGTGACGACAGATGCATCCAATCCTGTAACGGCCAAAGAATAGTTTTTCATTGCTGTACCAAACGGGACAAGCTGCTCTCCGAAGGTTTCAAGGTCATTGTCACCCGTAAACCAGGATACAACACCGCCCGTATTCGGTACTGTATTCGCAAGCTCAAGCAAAGCCTGTCCTGCGGTAACGCTATTTTGAATGACATCGGCTTTCAGTCCGGAAACGGCATCAGAGAAATTCTTCATTGCTCTGCCGAAAGGAACAAGCTGTTCGCCAAAGTCATCCATATCGTTTTCACCAGCAAAGAAGCCAACTACGCCGCCGCTGTTCGGAACGGTGCTTGCCATCTCTGCAAGTGCCTTACCAGCGGTAGCTGCTTCAGTAATAACACTGGCGTCAATTCCAGCGACCTCGTTTGCAAAGTTACGCATGGCACGACCAAATGGGATAAGCTGTTCACCGAAGGCATTCATATCGTTCTCTCCGGCAAAGAAACCAACGACACCGCCAGTATTAGGAAGTGTATCAGCCATCTCCGCAAGAGTCTTACCTGCGATTGCAGCATTGGAAACTGCTTCTCCATCAATACCGCTGATTTCATCAGAGAATTGCTTCATAGCTTTTCCAAACGGAACCATCTCTTCAGCAAAGCCGGAGAGTGAGCTTCCGCCGGTGAACCACGAGGTCAGTCCATCCAAAATATTTGCGGCTGTCAGGATAAGAATCGTTTCTGCAAGAGCTTTAACACCGTCCAGCATAGCCGGATCTATGGAAGCTGCACCGTCAAGGAACGGCTGGACATTGGTCATAAACCCGGAAAGGTCAGAACCAATTTGCGGGAATTGACTGGATACGCCACTCATAAAACCGCCGACGATACCGCCAACAAATTTACCGATTGCCGTACCAATTCCCTGAAGCAGATTACCGCCTTCATTGATAAGCCAGTTCAAGCCAGGAATTTGTGCCAGGGCACCGACCGCCGCAAGTACAAGAGCAAGCTCAGCGATGACAGCACCCATACCGAGAACACCCAGCATGGCGCCCGGAACAAGAGCAGCTACTGCGCTCAAAGCAGCCATAATTGCGGCAAGCAGACCAATACCGGCAATTCCCTGAAGAAGAGTTTCTGTATCGATGCCCTTAAGTGCATCCACAATGCCTGAGAAGAACGCCATCAATACATCCACCGCAGCCTGAATCAAACTGGGAAGATTCTTAGCGACACCCTCAAGAACTGCGATAAGGAATTGGAAGATGGAATCAACGATAGACGGGGTATATTCTACCAACGCTTCAAGAACACCTGCAATGAGCTTCAATGCCCCATCAGCGATAGCGGGAACGCACTCAACAAGTACATCCACCAGCATAAGGACAACTGCCTTGACTGCTTCACCAATGGCTCCTGCACTATCAGCGATAACTTTGCAGAATTCGACAATTGCCTCACCGATCTTGGCTACAATTGCAGGAATAAGGGCTGCGACACCAGTGATGATAACAGTCAAAGAAGCGACGATGGCTGTAGCACCGGCAGTCCCCGCAGCAGCAAGAGCTGTTAAGCCTACTGCCAAGGCGGACAAACCGGCACCTGCCAGAGCAAGCCCGGCACCAATACCGACAACTGCTACCCCGATTAGTGCCAGCGAGCCACTCAAAGCGAGAATGGAAGGAACCAACGGAGTCAATACAGCACCTGCAACACCGAGGATAACAAATGCACCTGCCAGGGTAACGAGACCTTTCACGATGGAACTCCAGCTCATAGCGCCGAGAATAGCCAATACAGGGGTGAGTACCAAAAGTGCACTCGCAGCAACAAGCAGAGCCGCAGAACCGGCAAGAGTACCTGTCATGGTATTTAACCCGATGGCAAGAATAGTCATTGCTCCGCCGAGAGTGATAAGACCCTTTGCTACCTGCTCCCAACTTAGATTCCCCATTTTCTCAAGGGCGGTTGAAAGAACGACAAGCGCCGCAGAAACAATTACCAAACCGGCACCAATACCAGCCATATTATTCGGCATGAATTTAACCGCCACGGTGATAGCGGCAAGTGCTCCCGCCATAGCAGTCAGACCACGAGCGATCTCACCCCACTGCATGGTTGAGAAATCCTTAACCGCAGAGGCAAGGATTTTCATAGCGGCGGCAATGGCGATTAACGCCACACCGGTAGAAATGACATTTTGAGCATTTCCGGTAAGTTTTGTGAATGCAGTGATCTCGGCAAGAAGAACAGCAATAGAAGCAAGCCCCTTACCGATGTCTTCCCATTTCATTTCGCCGAAATCTTTGCAGGCAGAGGCCAACACCTTGATTGCTGCTGAAAGAATTACAATACCTGTAGCCGTAGTAATGGATTTACCGCTGAATTTTGCGGTTCTCAGGAACAGAGAAACCTCGGCAAGCAATACACCAACGCCGACAAGACCTTTCGCAAGTTGGTTCCAGTCTAATTTAGCAAGTTGCTCACAAACAGAAGCAAGAATCTTGATTGCGGCTGCAAAGATCACCATTTGAGTAGCACCCTTGATGATGGTTTTACTGTTGGAACTCATAGCTTTGGCTGCGGCAACCATCATAGCCGTCAAACCTGCAACGCCAATCAGACCAGTAGTAAGCTGCTTTGCATCCAGATCAGCAATCTTTTTAAGTGCGCTCGCTAAAATCAGCACTGCCGTAGCAATTCCGAGCATAGCAGTTACACTCTTCATCACACCAGTTGCCTGACCGCTGATTTTGTTGAATACAGCCATCGAAGCAAGAAGTTCAGCGAATAGCACAGTGATTGCTCCAAGGGCTACATTCAGCTTTTCGCTGTCCACAAGACTAAGCGCAATCAAAGATGCAGTAAGAATAGCAATAGCAGACGCGATCTTCAGCAATGTACCAGCCTGCAACTGAGTCTGGTAAGCTTCAAAGCATCCTCGAACACTGTCAAGAATTCCGATAAAAGATTCCTTGAAACTGCCGATATCTTCAATAGCTTTTCGGAAGGTGCCGACAAACTTTGTGATACCGACAGCAATAGCACCGAACGAGATACCATTCAGCAGATCAATAATTCCGCTGAAATTAGCAAGAGCTTCACCAATGACCTCAAAGGCGACGATAACCCCAGATTTCATCTCACCGGCTG